ACGCCTAGTAGATACGCAGGGGTTCGGTCGGGATCGAGTCGCGCACGAGCCCGGCTGTGTACCACGCGGCCCGCATCGCTAGAGCGGCGTCTACTGGGTCGCCGGTATCGGGGCGCACGAGCCGAAGCGAACCGTCCACGGCGGTTCGAATGGCGAGCCGGTCTACGTGCGCGCTTACTAGGGCGTCGTGGTCGTGCGTTAGCCGCCCGTCCACGATCGCGCGGAATAGCTCGTTAGCGCTGGCGGCTTCTGTGTCGGGATCGCCGGGCCACGGCGAGACGGGCGCGCCCGCTCGGGCGAGGTCCGCGAATAGGTGGTTACGGATGCGGCGGGGGTGGACGATGCGTACGACGTTCCAGCGCTCGGCGCATTGGTCCAGTACGGCGCGGATTTCGTCGTCGCTCGCGGCTTCGGCGCTCCAGGCGTGGAAGATTGCGCCGTCGAGCGCAGCGCCGACGATGGATAGCGTGCGCCGGTACGTCCCTTCGATTGCGAGGACCACTTCCGTTCCGGGCGGCGGCTCCGGCACGCGCGGACACGCGAGCCACGCGCCGGGCGGTAGCCACCCGGACGCCTGCTCCGTCCAGTTGCCGAAGTGGTACGTACGGAAGGCGCGTTCCGGCAGGAGGTCCGCCTGCACGGCGACGGCATCCATCCCCATAAATCCGGCGCGCAATGCCGGGTTCGCCGCGAGCCACGCGCGCCGGTCGTGGAGGTCCGCGCCGGGCGGGGCTGCGTATTCGATATACGAAACGCCGGACGGTAGCGCGCCGTCGTGCGCTTCCTGCCGAATGCGATACAGGATATTCGGTTCGAAGCCGGGCGTTCCGACGCCGATAAGGCGCGCGTCCGGGCGCTTTGCTAGGCGCGCGAGCAGCGCTTCCACGAGCGCATCGTCCGCGAATCCGATTTCGTCCACGACCGCGAGCGAGAAGTTAAGTCCCTGCAAACTGGACAGTTTCGCCGGGTGCGCGGTAAGCCTGGAGCCCGTCGGGCGGAATTCGAGGATGCCGGGTTTCGCGTACCACGCGCAGCGCTCGGCTAATGCGGGGACGGCTTCCACGAACCTTTTAGCGCTCTCTACCATGATCGCCGCCTGCTCGCGTTTCGTCGCTAATACGTCCACTTCTACGTACGCATCGCCGCGACATAGGCGCTCGATAGCGACGGCCGCTAGCAGCGTGGATTTCCCGTTCGCCGCCGGGATGCTTACGAACGTGGCGAGCGAGTCGTACAGGGTGCGAATGATTTTTCGCTGGAAACCGGCTAGTTTTAGCGGCGCTCCGGCTCCGTGTCCCATGGGGACCGGGAGGTATTCTTCGATCCAGCGGCACGCGCGCGCGCTCTCGGATTTGTGCTTCCACCCGGACCACGGCGGCGTTTCGATTAGGCGTAGCGTCGGCTTCGGTCCGCGCGTATTGAGGCTGTCGCGTACCGGCTCCCATCCCGCTTGCGTATTCACGCCGAGATAGAGCGTAGACTACGGGCGTGCGCGGGCTATTCCGCCGGAATCGGGAAATTACGGTGGCGACTCCGGTAGGTCCGCACCCCTCGCATCTGGAAACCTTTTTCTCCGCGTTCGATCCCTCGTGGTTTTCCGGCTACGTGGCGGGCTCGGAATCTGTCGGCACGGTGGACCGCTGCTTGCAGTTGAACGCGCAGCAAGTCGCCACGATGCCGCTGCGCTACCGGCACGCCGATACGGCGCAGCCGTTCGAACCGGCGTGGGTCCACGACCCGGACCCGGCGTGGTATCCGAACGGGATTTCGGATGCCGTCTTTTCGATCGTCTGGAGCATCTACGGCGCGGGCGAAGCGTTCCTATGGGTTACGTCGCGCTACGCGACCGGCTTCCCGGCGACGTGGACGCTGCTCGCGCCCGCCACCATGGGCGTTAGCGAGGATCGCGGCGTGCGCGAATACCGCTCGGGCGGCGTCGAGCTAGACCCGGCCGACGTTCTGCACGTAATGCGGAATCCGAACGGCGGACTGCGCGGGCGCTCGGCCGTCTCGGCGTACTGGGCGAACGTCGCTTCCGCCTATCAAGCGGAGGTATACGCGGCCGACGTATATCAATCGTCCGGCGTAAATCGTATGGCGCTCCAGTCCACGCAACGCCTGGACGCGGAGCAGGCGGCCGACCTCCAGGCGCAATGGGTCGCCGCCGTGCAGAAGCGGCTAGGCGCGCCCGCGATCCTTCCGCCGGACGTAAATCTTCTGGAGGCGCTAACCGTCTCGCCGAAGGACCTAATGCTTATCGAGTCGCGCGACTGGGACGCGCGACAGATAGCGGCCGCATTCGGCGTCCCGGCGATGCTGCTAAATATCGCCGTCTCGGGCGGAATGACGTACCAAAATCCGGCGATGCTCGCGGACCTATGGTGGAGAACTGAGCTAATGCCATGTGCGGCGAAGGTCGCGGCGGCGCTCTCCCGCTGGCTTCCGCGCGGACACTGGGTGGAATTCGACCCGTCCCAAATCCTGCGGCCGGACCTCTCCACGATGGTTAGTACGTGGTCCACGCTGCTCGCCGATCAAGTGGTTACGCCGGACGAATACCGCGCTGCGGTCCTCGACCTCCCGCCGCTGGAGCGCGGGGACCAGGCGGCCGGACTTTTCGAGGAAGCCGGAGCGCACGGCGCGGATACCGGCGAGCCCGTCGCGCCCCGAACGCTGGAGGTGGTCCAGTAGTGAACGCCGAGACATTGCACCGGACATTCCCTGTAGAGCTAATCGAGGAAACCGACGGGCGTACGCTATTCGGGCGCTGCGTTCCCTATGACACCGTGGCGCGCGTGCAGGACCCCGGCCGCCCGTCGTACGAGGAAGCTTTCGCGTTCGGCGCGTTCCGGCGCGCCGTGAAAGCGCCTAACCGCGTCCTGCTGCGTTTCGAGCATCGGGAAGGGCTGCTCGACGTGGCAGGCTACGCGACCAAGATGGAGGAACGGACCGACGGGCTCTATGGCTCGTTCCGCGCGCTCGATTCGCCCGCAGGCGAGCAGGCGTTAGCGCTCCACCGGGCGGGCGTCCTAGGCTTTTTCTCCGTCGGCTTTGTGCCGATCGGAAACGGGCGGCGCGATACCGGCGTACGCGTCCGCACGCATTGCCACCTAGACGAAGTTTCCCTATGCCGGGAAGGCGCGTATCCGGGCGTGGAGGCATCCGTCCGGGCGGCGACGCTCGCCACGTTCGCACGGCCGGAGCGCGATACGGCGCTAGATAACCGTCTCGCCGCGCTGCTAGATTTACACGGCGCTGACGCAGCGTAGGCGACACCCTGCCGCAGCCAACACCCCCGCGCTTTAGCGGACACCCTGGCGCATAGGTAGCCCCCCGCCGCACCGGAAACGGAACCCGGAAAGGGGTGCAAGGAATGCCTACAGGGAATCCCGTACTCGCGCGGCTCGCGGAGGAGCGCACGCGCGTACACGAATCCGTAGACGAACTGCTCGCCGCCGTGGAAGCGGAGGAACGCGACCCTTCCGACGCGGAGCGCGACCTACTTAAGCGCCAGAAGGCGCGGCTAGACGAACTGGAGCCGCAAATCGTCCAGCTAGTAGAGATGGAGGAACGCCGCAATTCGTCCCGCGACGCGCGCGCGCTCGTGCGCTCGCGCCACGAAACGACGGAGGAAGGCGGCGAGGAAGGCGACGGCGGCGGCGAAGGCGAGGGGGAAGGCGAAGGCGAAGGCGCGAGCTATCGCACGTTCGCGCAGTACGCGCGGGACGCGCTGCTCGTGCGCTTCCCGTTTATCGCCGCGACCGTCGAGCCCGGCGTCCGGCGACGCGCAGCCGAACGGCTTACGCGCGCCGTCGAGCCGGTTAAGACGGCCGACGTTCCCGGCCTAATCCGGCCGCAGTACGTGCAGGAAATCATTGCCGTAATCAATAAGACGCGGCCGATTGTCCAGCGCTCGCGGTCGCTTCCGCTGGCGAGCGGGAAAATCCAGTATCCGAAGGTAACGGCCGCGCCGACCGTCGCGGAGCAAGTGACGGAGAAAACCGAAGTAGGCGTCGGAACCATGACGGTTACGATGGTGGAGGAAGTCGCTAAGACGTACCTAACGTCCGCGAATTTCTCGTGGCAGACGGTCCAGTGGTCTAACCCGGATGCGCTCGCGCTTTGGTTCGACCTCGCGGCAACCGACTACGCGAAAAAGACGGAAGCAGCCGCAGCCGCAGCGCTCGCGGCCGTGGATGCCACGCCGTCCGGTATCGGCGGCGTCGGCGCGGATTCGCTGGAGGACTGGGTTACGGCGATTACGGGCGCGGCGGGCGGGATTCTCGCCACGAGCGGCCGCTACGCCGACACGATCTATGCCGACGTGGCGAGCGGTTACGCGCTGCTCGGGCTCGTTTCGAATGCCGCGCCGACCTTCCTTGCGACGGGCGGCGGGGACCTCTCGGGCGGGCGCTATCCGTCCATCGGCGGGCTACAGCTAGTTATCTCGCCGCAGCTTCCGGCGACGACGGTAATCGTCGGCGATTCGTCCGCGCTTCTGACGGCCGAAACGGCAGGCGCACCCGTCGAGCTACGCGCCGTGGAGCCGTCCATCGGCGGGCTGGAAATCGGGATCATCGGCGCATTCCTCGTGGAAATCACGGACGCTACGGCGTTCGCCGAACTGACGCCGGGCTAATGACGCGGCGCAGGGAACGCAGAGAGGAAGGCGCGGGCGGCGCACCGTCCGCGCCGTCCACTAGCTCCATGACGAAATCCGAACTGCTTACGGAAGCCGCCCGGCTCGGCGTGGTCGTGGATTCGACCGCGACGAAGGCGGACGTACAGGCGGCGATTGAGGCGGCGAAGGGTTAGCCGTGGCGGCGTATGCGACCGTGGACGAACTGGCGCAGGCGTTGCGCGTCGTCGTTACGGCGGGGAATACGCCGACGCTGGAGGCGTGCCTAGACGCGGCGGCGGCTGAGATAGACCACGCGGTAGACCTCCCGGAAGGGGACGCGATCGAAGGGGACGGGCTCGCGCTCGCAAATCGCGTAAACGTCCTGCGGGGCGTCGAGTGGTTTAAGTCAAACGATGCCGCGTTCGGCGTAATCGGTTACGACGGAACCGGGGCGCTAACCGCGCCGCGCGACGGGTTCAACCGGCACGCCTATACGCTCGCGCCGCTCCGGCGGCAATGGGGCGTAGCGTAGTGGCGACCATGGCGACGCAGGCTATGGCGCTAACCGACGTGCGGGCGCGAGCGGCCGAAGCGCTCGCGCCCGCAAGCGAGACGGACCCGGCGGTATTCGCGGACGTAGTGGACGCCGTGACGCCGCCCGCGCTTCTGCTCGTTTGGGGCGATCCATGGCTAACCGGGCGGGCGATCGGCGGCTATTTCGA